GTGTTGAGGTTCTGACAATTTCAAGTCCCTTGATTTTCAATTTAGGTTCATGATACCGAACCCCCTCGTTGTCATAGACATTGATAACATATCTCTTCTTGGCAACCCATAAACCTTTATCACCAAGACTCTCACGTTTGATAACCATTCTCGGTTTGAACCCATTCAGGTATTCATAGAGATAATCATATCCCTTTGCCATAACTGGAATCAGCTTGTCCTCACCAAACTTATCCATCACATTTATGATGTCCGTTATTCCACTTGGTCGTTTTCCGCCATATACTTTGTCTATAAACTTTTCAAGACGCAAGAACACTGAGTCGGTGTCAATACCAACAACATAGTCATAATCATCCGTTCCAATCAAAGAATTAAGATATTCATTTGTCTTTTTCTCTGTTAGAAGAATGGTTGCCTGACCAGTGACTGTTACTGCCTCCGCAAGCCTAATGTCAAAGTATCTGAAGTAAATAGTTCCAAGTGCTCCGTAGAGTGAGTTTAACTGAATCTTAAAGGCATACTGAAGAGCGTCATACTGTCCTGCTAGTTCTTTCTTTTTCGGGTCTTGGGTTTTTTCATATTCCTCCTGAGCCTGTATCATCAGTTTCTTATAGTGTTTACGCATCTCGTATCCACTCTCAACCATCTCAGGCAAGAACCCCTGTTTCTCCTTTGTGAAATACCATCCGTTTGCAGCCATACACACATCATAGGTATCAATTGTGTTACGGTCAATAGTCCCATCAAGAATTCCGTGAACGATGTCCTCCTTTTCGGGACTGTTTGATGGATATGGTTCGATGTTAAGTATTGTCTCTGGAGAAATATTGTATTGAACAATGATGTTTGGATACAGTGAGTTCAAGTCAAAACTAGCGATGCATTCATGCATACCAGTAATTGGGTCTTTTACATACCCACCCGGATATGATACGTCACTGTGGTTCCTAACCTTCGGTGGAACTGCAATCTTCTTTTTATAGAGATGGTTGTGAATGTATACATCCCAATACTTCACAGTTCCAAATACATCCTCAAGATTCACTTTGGCAATATAACCATATGTAATAGCAAGGTCAATAAACTTCAGTTTGTCATCAAGCCTTTTCACAAGGTTTGTGTCCTTGATGTTATAGTCAATGAACTTCTCCCAGTTGTTCTTATACAGATCGTGAAGACTGTCGTATTCCGAATAATCAACTTTCTTTTCACCCAACTCAACCGATGCAATAGAATTCAATGAGTATGATTCACGCGGAGCAAGATTGAACTTCTTATATAGCCTCATATAGTCGTATGAGGTTACACCAGGAATATCATATATCCTGTCTCCCATTTGGCTACTTTCCCTAGGTTTTAGTTTCCACGGAGATAGAAGTTTTACCCAGTCTGGATTGTAGTATTTTTCAATTCGATTGATGATATACGGGACATCAAAAAAGTCTATGTTCCAACCAGTGATGATATCAGGGCGCTCGTGTGCGAATGTCTTACAGAAGTCGTGTAGAAGGTCTCCCTCATCATCGAACATTCTATACTCAACATCATCGGATTTTGGCTCATATGAGTTATGCAAACCCCATACGATAAATCCGAGGTCTTTCATCCATATGGTGATCGCGTTTATTTTCTGGAATGGATCATCCCAAGCTTGACCATATCCACCTTCAGTCTCGGTTTCAATGTCAAAGAATAGGCTTCTAATTAGGTTGGGGTCGTATTTTACATCATCTGGAATGAGTTCGTTGATGTATGCATACACTTGTTCGTTCTGTTCTGTGAAACCGTGGATGGACATACTTCCCTTAGCTCCATCAACGTACTCTGTCATCGACTGAATGTCGCGCATAACAACAGGCTTAATCATATCACCGTTCAGTGAACGCCATCCCGTGTCTTCTTTTGAGGGAACAAATATGGTGGGTTTGTAGTGCAGGGTATCACTAAAGTAGTCACCGTCCTTGTATCCACGAACATAAATCTTCTTGTGGATGAGCTGGACGTTTGTATAGAAAAATCCTTTCATATCAAATATCAATTCTTTAATAACCTATAATATACAAAAATAGACGAGAAAACCAAATCAGTCACGGAGTTCAAAATGAGGTAGGTCCATGAACTTCTGGTCATCCAAGTCATAGTCTCTGTCCCAATCTCCACCCCAACGAATAGCGATTCCCATATCAGTCGCTGTTGCCTGAACGAAACCAGCGAAATGATAGAACCTCTTTGTGTTGTTCCAGTCAATTGGATATGGAACAACATCAACAGCCACGGAAGGGTGTGAGTTGTGTTTTGATGCTGGATACTTAAGTTTTGACTTTCCTTCTGCGAATGCTTTGTCTTGATCGGATTTTGTTCTTTCACCACACACAATAGTGCAGTCGTAGGTTTCTACTACTTTTTCAAATAATCGTTGCAGTCTTTCGTCACAGGTATCAAGTCTTTCGCGTGATGTTGTACCGAATTTTGGCATAATGGTAAATTGTTAAAATAGTTATAAAAGGCTCCTCCGAGAAGGAGCCAGAAATAGTCACTTACCCTCATATGATAGTAATTGTTTTTGCTTTCTGATGTTCGGGGATGTGCTTCAGCAGACTGATGTAAAGAATTCCATCAATGATTTCTGCTTCTGTTACCTCAACCTCATCTGCAAGTTTGAAGGCATGGTTGAAGTCTCGTGTAGCAATGCCCTTATGCAGATACACAGGAGGGGTATAGTCAGAATCAACATCCTGAGGCTTTAATTCCTTTCCTGTCACAGTAAGAGTACCATCTTTGTATTCCATAGAAATCTCGTCGCGGGTAAACCCAGCAACTGCAATCTGTATTGCGTAGTTGGTATCGTCATACTTCACTATGTTGTATGGGGGATACTTAGTTGAAGATGTCTCTTCGTCAATCAGATTGAGCCATTTGTCAGCCAACTCCTCAAACCCAACGGCGAATGGGGATAGTTTAAGGTTGCCAAATGCGTTACGATTTCTGTTGCGGTTGGGCGCGTTGACTGCACCGTCTTCTCGATGGAAATTGTTATCTGTCATTATTTTTCTCCTTATTTAAGCGAGTTTATTGTTGTTGAAAAATGGACAACCCCGAAGGCATTGTCCAATCTCTTGTTCAATCGACAGAATCAATATGAATTTCTGCCTTTAGAAAGTCGAATTCTATTGGACTCATATATCCAATAAAGGTATTTTCCTTATTCCCACTACTAACTTCTTCCGCCACTGTTTTGTAGTTAAGAAGTCCAGTCATAGCCAGATAGGCACCAAATTCATTTGATACTGTGAATTTCATCCCCTCGGATGTTACATCGCAACTCATTTTCACTCCTCCGTTTTTGTTGCTTTCAAAAAGACATCATATTCACCCTTAGCTGGTCTGTTAATAACGCCGATTTGTGGGAAGACATTATCTACACAGCAAGCGCGCCGACCATTCTTATCAGAACATTTTTCGGTGATGTAACTAGCGTATTTATGTTTCACCACAATGGAATCAAGAAAAGAACCAAACGTTATAACCATCTTATCAAACCATTTTAGTTCCAATTGTGCATTAACCCAAGCCTTGCTGGATGAACCACGTGAGAATCGTTTGTTAGTATAACTGTTATATAAAATGTTCATTGAACGTTTATATAAAGAACTATTGTGATACCATGTATTCACACTATCAGTTATTTCTACTACATAATTTTTCATAATAATTTAGGTTAGGTTTAGAAAGGATTGTAATCCTTGAGTCTGCTTGAATCAAACTTTCTTTCAGTGTTTTGTGTATTATACGAAGAACTTTTTCCTATCTGGTATTTAGGAATCAATTCCCAATCCTCTTTCTGTGAGTACGGAATTATCTTCACCTGAGACATCATCGCCTGGTCAGCAATCTGTTCTGGTCTTACCACTTTAACAAGCCCCCATTCAGCGAGAAGTCTTGCAATGGTGTTCCTACGGCGAACATCATTCTCGTCAAAGTTTGTTGGTTTACCATCAAGGGCAAATAGTTCTTTGAAATGTACTATATAAAATTTACCACGCTTGTGTAGTATGTGACACGACTGGAATAGAGTTTTGTTTCGTTTTGATGCAACACCGATTCTCGTCAGGGTCTCTCTGACTTTCAAAAAATCATCATCGTGTTCAAGAACAACTTCAACTAGTCGTGTTAGGTCGAATTCATTATTCATCTTTACCACCTTTAAAATAGGATTGTTTAATTACTGCAATTTCTTCATTTGATAGTAGCTTAAGAGCGTCCATCGCCTTTGACCTTGAGTATTTAAACTCCTTCATAATGAGTTCTATATCCTCGGTTTTTTCTGCCTTGTGCCACTTTGAGCCAAAGCGTTTCTTCTTTGGAACAGAGTGTAAGAGATATGTGAAGTGGAGACGGTTATCCAAGTCACGTGTGTTCATCTCGTTAGAAAAAAATATAGTATCGCTATGATAGGAAAGAGCCCTTGTTACAACGAACTGGTTATACGATTTCTCCGCCAATTGATCATTGGCAGTCCCTCGCATTATATCTTCTTTCCCGAAGTTTATTTCCTTTACAAAGTCAAAGGGGTTCATAACATATATTATCTATTTATAAAATCTTATAATTCTAAATATAGTAAAATTTC